GCGTACGAGATTACCTTGAGAATCGAACTCAGGTTCTCTTGAGATGTCATTGCGGATGATTTTGTAAATCAATTGCTCTGATACTCCCATGGCTTCAGCAATCTCACGATATGTGATGCGCTGTTTACGAAGTCGAAGAATCAACTGCTTGCGTCGCTTACCTAAATCTTGAATCTGTGATTGATGAGTACGAATAGCATCAGTCAGAATCTTGACCTCATCTAAACCCTTACCGTCTAACTCTGTTGCTTCCATTACTGTTGTCATTCCGTTACTCCCTCTTCGAACAGGCGTTCGACTGCTTCATCGAATTTAACTTTTTTCTCAATGTGGTTTGCTGTTGCTAAAAACTCTAACTGTGTCTTGGCTCTTGCTTTATCAAGGGCTATAAACATCGCTAGATAAAACGGGGCAACGATTAAACCTGCGAAAGCAAGTGCAACTGCTGTCCAAAAGAATTCTTGGTTCATCTAAACTTCCTCTCTTTTTCTACCCCGCGTATGTAAAGCACTAATGAATTTTTGTCGTTGCGTGGCGGTAAGAAAATTAACGATTTCATATACTGCGAAGAGTCATCGGGAAGAACTCCTGCATCAACAATTCCGTCAATCGCCGCTTTTACAGATGGATTACATGCCCCTACATCCTGAAGGCGACCCCCTTTTTGGTGCGGTTCAACTGTGACACTAATCCATGCCATAGGAGGTATCTTCTCACTTTTAGCCAAAAGTTGAAAACCGAGTCTCCACTCTTTCGTGAGTGTTGCCCTTTCCCATCTGTTCCCAGCGCGTTCAGCGTTGGTCGTCCAAGGACGCTGGTTGAACTCAAGTCGATAGATAACCTGCTCGGCTTCATCTGCATGACATAAACATTCCATGGGCTAAGCATCAAAGTTTGCCCCATTTAAGTCAAGTTGTTCCCTTTGTCCTAAATTGTCTATTTTCCACCATTTGCCCGAATTGTCACAAAATGGTATATCTTCGGCTGATTCGACTTTCATAATCAGATAACCCAACTCACGCGCTTTGTCGCGATTAGATTCAACCCAGCCATGACAGCCTGTAGTTCCTGAGCCACATAATGCGATGAGGTTTGCGGGTTGATGGAGCAACTCATTCTTTGAGCCTCCCATCATTCGTGGTCGTCGATGGTGAACTGATACTCCCCATAGAAAATCATCCCCGCACTTTTCACACTTATAGCCATTGCGACCTAAGACTGTGAATCGGGTTTCGTCACTAACTTTTGCAGGTCGAGATTTAGCCATTGAAGTCTCGAGTCCGCGATGGCGTCCAAGCAAGCAGGGCAGACCTTTGCGCTCGTCTGCGTCGCCACCTGAATAGCCAATCTACAAATCGCCATATCTTCATAGGTCAGATGCCAACTTCCCATTATCAGTTTCCAATGAAGCATCATTCCCCTTATTGAACTTTTTGCGAATCTCTTCTAAATACTTTTGCGCTTGGTCATACGGCAAAGCGTTTTGTTTTGCCTCTTCGAACTCACGGCTAATTGCCTCACTACGCTGACGCTCTTTTTCCGATGCAACACGAACTCTCCAATGCCGATTCAGATGGCTGGGATTGATTGCCTGGTCAGAGTTAGCGTAATGGAAAGAAACGATTTTCTTTGCTTCGTCTAATGGCATGTCAGAATCTAATGATTCCGCCCAAGCGCGAACTTTTAATTCATCAACCTGAACTCTAAGGTCATAGATGCCCACAAAGCCGAGAAGTAGCGCGATGTCAGAGAGATTCATTCCGTAACTTCTCTGATAACTCGATTGCTCTAATTGCTCCAGTTTCATGTTTGGTCTTAACTCCTACTCCTCTAAGAACTAAATCCATTTGACGCATTGTGGGAACGGTCCCGATGTAATCAAGTGCCAACTCAATCTGTTGTTCGCTATAACCTCGGGCTTCGGCTGCCTTAGTTATCTGAAGAAGAGAGTGCCATGCTCCCTTGCCGAGAGGTTTGACTCTTTGCTTCTCCCACCATCTCCGAGCAACTACCTCAGAGAGCGCGATAACTGCGATAGCAGTTTCGTCGCTCTTTGTTGTAGATAGGACGGATGTATAGGACGGATGGTACGGAGTGGAGTTGGGGAGTGAGACCTCCAAAGTTGGGGAGTGCGGGGTATCTGAGTTGGGGAGTTCGTCATCTTCAATGGGTAAAGCCTCCCCAACAGAGTTGGGTAGTTTTTTCCATAAAAGTTGATAAGTCGTCGCCTTACCTCGAGAGTTTCCCTTGCTGATTATCTTGATATGTCCCTCTTCAACCATCTGGTTGATGACTTTGCGAACATACTCGATAGAGCAGCGACCTTTTGCAGCCAACATTTTCTGTGATGCAAAAAAGCGCCCATCATCGTGAGAGATGTCTGCAAGGGCAAGATGGATTAAAAGTCGAGTCCCGTCATACGGTGAATCGGACCAAACTTTTGTTATCCATCTGATACTCACAAATTACCTCCGCAATGTGGGCAACATTTATTTCGCCCTTGTTTTTCAACGACTCGATTTTGCACCCAATTCAATCCCACATAGACCTTGCAGCCATTACGAGATTCTTTGAGCCTTGCAATACGACCCGCTTTATGGAGAACGGAGAGTACACCCGAAGCGGTGCCATGGTGAAGTCCAGTCATGAGACTGAACTCTTTCCATGTCAGACCGCGTTCGTAGTTTTCATTAAGTAAATCAATCGCTTGAGCCTGACGCATCGCAGTCTTTCCAGACCTGTCCGCTTCTACTGCTCTAGCCTTTGAAGTATCCGTCCCGCTGTGTCCTGAAGTTTGGTCGTAAGGCAACTCAGGCATTAACAGTAACGATTGGCTCCTCTGTTGTTGTCTCATTGGTGTCCTCTTCCAATTTAGGTACGATGATGTTTGCCTGTTGTTCCTTGAACTTAACACGAAATTGTTCGAGCAACTCAGCGGTGTATCCATCTTTGTGAGTGGTGATGTACTGACCGATTTCAGCAAGTGAGTCAATGGCTGTCGCCTGTGAAATCTTTGTCAAGACTGCACTTGGCGCTAAGACATCTTTGGCACTTGAACGCTCGTAACTCGTTGCGTCAGGGTCAGGTTCATCTGTCGGTAGGGATAGTGCTTGGAGTAATGCAGTTCGAAAAGCCACAGACATCGCCTTAGCGGTTGCCTTGTCTCCTGAATCCATTGCCTCACCTACTACCGTGGCTTTAATTGAATCTCCGTTTGAACCGATGAATGTGTAAGTGACTTTTACTTTCACATGACCCATCGCTGTTCGATTGCGTCCGATTTCAACTGTTGCGTATTCGTAATCCTCAACTGATGGGACAACGATTACGCCGTACTTTTGAAGTGCTGGAGATACCGCATTAACAACTGAATCAATTCCACGGAAATTAAATCCCTGTGAAGTATTCTTGTCCTTCTTAGCGATTGCTCCAACTTCCTTCATGATTGCGCTCATTGCTTGAGCGATTGGAAGTGTTGTTGTGTCTGTCATGAGTTCCTCTCTCAATCTGCGATGACGAATGAAACTGAAGTCTCGGCTGGAATTACTCGAACCGATGGAACAATTTCACCTTGGGTTGATATTACATCACCAGAATCGGTAAGTAAAGCATTTAGAACCTTTTTGTCGATTTCTTTTTTAAGGCGAATCAACTCAGGCTCGCTCTTTTCTGCCCATGCTAAGAACTCAACTTCGTTCTCAATTTCAATCTTAGGGCGCCCAGCCGTAGTTTTGACTGTGCCATGGGGTAGAACTAGGGATTTACGCCCATTGGAGCGCTCTGTGAGGGCGTATGGGGTAAGGACTGCCTCAAAATACAGGGCATCTTTGTCAAGGGCTGTATTGACCGCTGAGAGCCATTCCGTGATTCGGACGACCTCTGCATCAAAGATATTTTTGTTCTCTGCTTGCTTACGGCGAATGACTGCTAACTTGCGTAATGCCCAATCAGCCTTTTGGTCATCATCGACCTTAAAGCCCTCATTTTCGGCAGATATTGAAGATATAGCGGGATTATCGAACTCATCGATTTCGGGTTGTACATTTGACATGGTTATTCTCCTCTCATCCGAGAGGGTACACAACCCCTGTTGGTTATGTCAAGTCTCAGATGCCGATTATTTGTCCAACATACATCGAGGCACCGACAACTGTAGCAATGAAGAGCGCTCCGACGGTACGAATTACCCATTCGGAGCGACTCTCCATCTTTTCAAGACGGTCAGTTATGTGTGTCATTGCTTGAGCGAATCTCTCGGTATCCGCATCATAAACATCTTTCCGAAGATAGGTCTGACCAACATTAAGATTCATCTGCTTGACTTCCATAGTTAGGTCGTCAAGCCGTCTCATTACTTCTCCTAGTGTTGGTTGAATTTCTTCGGCAGCCATGATTATGCTTTCTTTCGCGCTTCGTCAGCAGTTTTTGAAGCAACTGGAGTTGCTGGATACGCTGGTCGAGCAATTCCCATGATGAGTTTGTAGGCTCGCTTTTTCAAGAAAGCGCCATCACCATTTGATTGACTTCCCTTTGTATCTCCGCTGGTATTGCCTTCATAAACCCAAAGAGTTCCTTTGCCGTCGTTTTTGTAAACGATGCCAACATGGTCTGCCATTGCATCGTCATCGAACTGAAAGAACGCAATGTCCCCAGCCTTTGCTTGACCAACAGGAACTACCTGACCCTTTTTAGCAAACCACTTGAGTCCAACATCGCATGATGCAAAACCTTTTTTGGACTGAGCAGCAATGATGTCTGAAAGTCCAGCCTCTTTGAAGCACCATGAAACATACATAGCGCACCAAGGTTGATTGTTCATACCAAACCACTTGCCGAACTTAGTATCGTTATTAGCGCCTTCGCGATAACCCGCATCTACCTCGGCTTTGGCTGATGCTAAAACTTTTTCAACTGACATTACTTTTTAGCCGTTGCCTTTTTTGCGGGTGCCTTCTTTGTCAGTTTCCCAACAACTGCCTCAGTAACTCCATCGGCAATCTTGCCAAATGCAGGGTCTTTAGGATTGGCTGCGCGAATTGCAACAGGGAGAACGGCTGAGATACCTGCTGCAAGGATTGCCTTGAGTGCGTCTCCATCAAGAGCGAGAATGTCTCCACCTGTAATCATAAATGCTGTAGTGACCGCTGCTAAAAATGAGCGTCCGTATGAGGCGAGCATCGCCTGAGTTTTCTTGTCCATTATTTCTCCTAATCTTAGGTGAGTTAATTCTAACCTATGGTTTATGAACCAAGGTAGATTAAAGATAGCGCATTGAAATAACCCGTGTGGTCTACTCCTCCAACATTGAGAATTAAATCATTATCAGGGTTATGGTCATGATGAACTCCCATACGAATGAAGTCTCCCTTAGTAAAAGTGATAGGTATTGAACTAACCGCCATGTGGTATCCATGTTCTTTTGTTGTTAATACACCATCTTGTCTAGCGATTTCCTGTGTGCCTTTTTCAATAAATACAGAGCAATAGCCGCTATTTTGCCCTTCCCATAAAACTGATGCGGTGGCAATGTAACGACCAGTAACAGGGATTGTAAGTTTTGTAGGGTCGCTGACTGTCCAGCATCCCCACCCGTCTGAATTATCGGCTTGGAAAGAAACATAGGTGTTCGTATCTTTTGTAACTGTGAGGGCGCTAGTTCGGTAAGCAACTGGGGCAAGAGTTCTATCTGCGCCAGCAACCATTCCAAT